ACTTCTATATTGATGAAGCTGCGGATAAATATTACATCGAGGATAAGATTGATGCAAAACCGATTATAGATCGTAATAAGGAATTACAAAAACACGACATCAACAAACATAAAGATTTTAAGTATGTCGCAAGTATTCCTTTAACAGTATTTTATAATATGCAAAAAACAGGGATTATCTCTAAGACAGGCAAAGTTCAAGATCGTGTAGCTTTTGCTCGTTTCTTAAATGATCCAGACAATAAATATTTAAAGGTAACAGATAAGAAAATCTAATGGCATTAACATCTTACAGTGAACTGAAAACAAGTATTGCAAACTATCTTAACAGAACAGACTTAACTGCTCCTATTGAAGATTTTATTACTTTAACAGAGTCTAAGTTAAATCGAGTATTAAGACTACGTGCAATGCAAAAAAGAGTTTCAACTGACACAACTACTGCTGATGCTTTTGTGGATTTGCCTAATGACTTTTTAGAAGCTGTCCAATTTTTTGTTGATAGTAATCCTAATCATGTTTTAGATTATGTGAATCCTACAGAAATTGAATTAAATAACTTACGAGATTCGAGTGGTAAACCTCAACAATATACAATTATGGGGAGTGAATTTAAATTAAACCCTATTCCTGATTCTGTTTATACGTTAAAGTTAACTTACTTTGGTAAGATACCTGCACTCTCTGATTCTAATACTACCAATTTTTTGCTCTCTAACTATCCACAAGTTTATTTATATGGTGCTCTAGTCGAAGCACAACCCTATATAATGAACGATGAGAGACTAACAACTTGGATTAGCCTTTATAATGAGGCTGTTCAACTAGTCATCCGAGATGACGAGCAAGGCAGATATTCTGGGCGTACTGCTTTTGCAATGAAAACAGACTCAGCAAACCCATAAGGAGAATAAACAATGTCCGCAGCAAGTGACTATTTAGAAAATAAAGTATTAGATCATTTCTTAGGAACTGCATCTACTTCTGCTCCAGCAACTGTTTATTTGGCTTTATTCACAACAGATCCTACTGATGCAGGAAGTGGTACAGAAGTTTCAACCTCTGGCACTGCTTACGCAAGACAAAGTATTGCTTTTAGTTCTGCTTCTAGTGGTACAACTTCTAATAGTGCTGATGTTGAATTTAGTCAAGCGACAGGTTCTGGTTTTGGAACTGTAACACACTTTGGAATCTTTGATGCCTCAACAGCAGGTAATTTATTATTTCATGGTGCATTAACAGCCTCTAAAACTATTGACGCTGGAGACGTATTTAAGATTGCATCTGGTAATCTAAGCATCACAGTAGCATAATGGCAGACCAAACAGGGCCATTTACTCTTGAAGAATTAGATACACTCTTTGGATATACATCCATTGAGGATATTCCTTTTTCTTTAGATAGTTCTGTTTGGCAAACTGCTACTATTTTTGATGGAAGTGCAAGTGCTTCTTCTTCTGTTACTACTAACAATCCATCTGTTAGTGCTATTCGATCAGCAACAGCAAGTATATCTTCTGTTGTATCTTCGACAGCGACTGCTGTTATAGCAATACTAGCACAAGCTAGTGTTAATGTTATTACAACTGCAAGTGCAATAGGAACAGAATTATTTGAAGGTGCTGCATCTATTAGTTCATCTGTCTCTACGAGTTTAGATGCCATTAGACAACGAATTGCTAATTCTTCTATTAGTTCAATATTTAGCACAACAGGATCTGCCCTTCGACAAAGAATAGCGGACTCTAGTATTAGTTCTGCTTTTAGTGTTAGTATAGACTATATTAGAATGAGGTTAGCCGATTCTAGTATTAACTCAGCAATATCAACTTCTCTTGATGCGATACGTCAAAGAATAGCTAATGCTACTATTAGTTCTATTTTTAGTATATCAGGAATAGCAGACGTAATTAGATTTGGAGCTAGTGTTGTTTTTGGTTTTGCTTCAACTACTTTAAGTGTTATTAGAATTATAGGAAATAATTTTGGTTCTGCAAATGTAGCTGCGTCAACAACTATTACTTCTAGAATTATAGGAGAAAACTGGGATACTGTTACATCAGATAGTTCAGAGACTTGGACAGAATTAACCTCACCATCAGAAACCATAGAAGAGATACAAAATGCCTACTATTAAATTTGAAGAATTATTAGTCGATCAACCTGCTTTTAAAAATCCAGGATTATTAACTGCCAATAACTGTATTCCTTATGCAAGAGGATATAAGCCTTTACCTACGATTGAAACCTTTACTGATGCTATTACAGATAGAGCGAGAGGATTATTTGCTGCTCGTTCTACTACGGATACGATTAAAGTTGTTGCAGGAGATATAGGTAAACTCTATATGTTGGATGGTGCTACTTGGGATGATGTTTCTAAAGTAGGTGGATATAGTTTAGGTTCTTCGGATGCTTGGCAGTTTACTATTTTTGGGAATAATATTATTGCTTCTACTATTACAGAAAATCTACAAAAGTTTGAAATCGGAACTGATACTCTTTTTAGTGATTTAACAACATTAAAAGCTAAATACGTCACAGTAATTGGAGAGTTCTTAGTTACTGCTTATAACGAAAATCAACCTCAACGAGTACGTTGGTCTGCTCTCAATGATCCTACAGACTTCACTGTGTCTCAAACCACTCAATCTGACTTTCAAGATATTGTTGGTGATCATGGTGCAATACAAGGAATAGTCGGTGGAGAATATGGAATTGTCTTTACAGAAAAATCTATCCATCGTATGCAATATGTAGGCACTCCCTTTATCTTTCAGTTTGATAAAGTCCAATCGGGTTTTGGTGCTTTTGTACCAGGGGGTATTACCAACTATGGTCGTATTTCTTACTACTTATCAGAAGATGGTTTTTATGCTTTTGATGGTAACAAGTCTATTCCGATTGGTACAAACAAAGTTAATAAATTTTTCTTTAATGATCTTTCTACAACGAGTTCGTATATAGATCGTATTAGTGCGACTGTTGATCCAGGAAATGATATTGTAGTTTGGGCTTATCCTTCAACCAACTCAACGGGAGAATTAGATAAACTCATTATCTATAACTATGTGTTAGATCGTTGGTCAACTGCGGATGTTGATATTCAAGTATTAGGTTTTACTAAATCTGCTAGTTTTACCTTAGAACAAATTGCTGCGATTGATCCTGACTTAGATGAGATTGAAATTAGTTTTGACTCTATCTTTTGGACTGGTCAACAATTCCAATTAGCTGCTTTTACTTCCGATAAAAAAACAGGAGTCTTTACAGGCACTGCGGGAACAGCTACTTTTGTGACAGGAGAGAATAACATAGAAGGAGATAGACGAGCAGTAGTTCGTTCTGTTACTCCTTTAATTGATGGTGGTACTCTCACTACCAAGATAGGTTACAGAGACAAACAAGGAGCTGCTATAAATTTTACCTCTGCTGTGAGTCCAAGTGATAATGGAACTTGTTATTTCAGACAACCAGGTAAATACTTACGTCAACAAGTCGATGTGGTTGGAAACTTCGATCAAGCCTTTGGATTAGAACTAGATGTTGCCACAGAAGGAAAACGATGAGTACCCAAAAAGTACCTGCTTATTATCCTGATGTGGAAGAACATCGCAGATTATTAGCCAACTCCTTAAACAATGTTATTGAAGGAAAGATTAACTCGACAGGATCAATTACCTTAGAAGATAGTGTGACAACGACTGACTTAGAAGATGATCGTATTGGTATTGATAGTGTTATTTTATTGATGCCGACTACCAGTGATGCTGCTGCTGAAAATATCCATTTTTCTGCACAAGATAAGGGTGTAGTGACACTGAATCATACTTCTGATACTACTAGTAGAATCTTTAAATATGTCGTCATTGGATAGAGTTATTACTCAAGTACCTGTAGAAGATTTAGAATTTATTTGGTCGCAAGTCGTACCCCATTTAGAGAGAGCTTTAGATGGATCGTACTCAACTTATGATATACTTAACAATATACAAGATAATCGGATGCAACTATGGATTAGTTGGAATAATACCGATAAACTGGTTGAGGCCGCTTTTGTGACGGAAGTTTGTGACTATCCTCAAATGAGAACCATGAGATGGGTTCTTGCGGGGGGAAATAATTTAGAAGAATGGCTAAGTCCTCTAACAGAAAAAGTAGAGAACTGGGCTAAAAGAAACAAATGCCAACGATTAGAGATTGTTGGTCGGAAAGGATGGACAAAAGTTTTGAGAGATTATAATCCTCAAGCAGTATATTTTGTAAAGGAAATAAAATGAGTAAAGGATCAGCACCCACAACACAAGCAACAACATCAACTGTAGAACCTTCAGAGTTTGTCAAACCCTACTATGAAGAAGCTCTTAAAGGAGCACAACAGTTGTATCAATCAGATGTGCCTCAATACTTCCCAGAGGCTACCTATGTACCTTTTTCTGGTCAAACAGAAGCTGCAATGCAGTTACAAGAACAACGTGCCTTAGCGGGTAGTCCATTACTAGGTTCATCTCAACAAGAAATTCAAAACATCTTATCTGGTCAATATTTAGATCCTGCAACTAATCCTTATTTACAACAGGCTTATGAGAGAGCTGCGGGTGGTGTTAAATCTGATATAGCTTCTCAATTTGCAAAAGCTGGTCGTTATGGATCAGGTGCAATGACAGAAACACTAGGAAAAAGTTTAGGTGATATTGCCTCTCAAATCTATGGTGGTGCATATCAACAAGAACGTGCAAGACAATTACAAGCTGCACAATTAGCTCCTCAATTAGCACAACAAGATTATGCTGATATTTCAAGACTAGCTCAAGTTGGTCAATCAAGAGAAGGTTTACAAGAAGCTGCATTAGCGGATGCAATGCAACGATTCCAATTTGAACAACAAAAACCTTACACTAAACTTAGAGAATACCTAGCATCGATTGGTGCTCCTGCTGCACAACAAACAGTATCTGCACAACCTATTTACAGAAACTTAGGAGCTAACTTATTAGGGGGTGCTACTAGTGGTGCTTACTTAGGTAGTCTTGTACCGGGCATTGGCCCAATGGCAGGTGCTATTGGTGGAGGTCTATTAGGAGGATTATTTTAATGGAAAACCCATACAAATCACTAATTCAACCTATGTTACAAACAAAAGCATTAGATGTTTTTAATCAAATGCAACAACAACCTAAAGGTCTTTTAGGAGGAACACAAACACCTTTACAAGCGGGTTTGTTAGGTGCTGCACAAGCTCTTTCTCCTTATATGGGATATACCACTATGCCCACAAGTTTTGGTCAAGCTGCTACAGCTGCGTTAGGTGGTTTAGGTACTGGATTACAACAACAAAGAGAAAATCAATTAACTAAATCTTTAGCAGAATTATCAGCTTTAGGCAATATAGGAGATCTTTTTGGTGTTGGAAAAGTGGGGACAGACAGTAGAACAGCGACTATTAAAGATTATGAATATTACATGAGCTTAGACGATGAAGGTAAAAAACAGTTCATGCAACAAAAAAAATTAGATCCTGATTTAATGAGGGCAATCTCATCTGCTGAGACTGCTGGAACACAAGGTGTAGAAGGAATGCCTTTAAGTACATTCCAAATAGAATTTGATAAAAAAGCAGCCCCTATTTTAACTGAATTTTTTGTAGAACAGTTCCCATCTATTCAAGAAAACTTAGTTAAACTTAATTCTGCAATTAATACATTAAAAACTCAAGATGTATCTGGCCCTGTAACTGGTGCAATTCCTAAAGCATTACAAGTATTTATTAATCCAGAAGCTGTAAACATCCAAGACGATATATCTAGTCTTACTTATCAAACATTAAGAGATACTTTAGGCCCACAATTTACAGAGGCAGAAGGTAAAAGAATGGTAGAACAAGCATTTAATCCATTATTAGATGAAAAAGTTAATTTAAAAAGATTAGAAAGACAATCTGATAGAATCATAAAACTCGCAGAATCTAAAATTAACGCCTACAACTACGCTCAAGAAAACCAAACATTAAGAGGTTATGAAGGATTCGTAGGAGCTATTGGTAATAAAGAAGATTTAAAACAATCTTTCTTTGACGGGATATTTGATGAATCAGATTATGATGGTCTAAGTAAAGAACAAATTGTTTCTATATACAATGATCCTAGTACCTCCATTTATGAAAAACAATTTATTGAAAGTTTGGCAGAACAAGATTAATGGCAATACCTGGATTAAAATTATCTGATTTAAAAACAGAGACACAAGTAGATCAACCCACTCAAAAAACTACTTTTAGTTTATCTGATTTAAAACAAGGAGTTGAAACTAAAGAACCCTCTTATTTTCAAAGAGTAAAAGAAAGTTTTGTTCCTAGTGCTGTTCAATATGGAAAAGACATAGTTCAACCATTTTTAAATCCAGTTCAAACTGCTAAAGATTTAGCAACTTTAGGCAAAGGTATTTATCAATTAGCAACCCCCGGTGAACAACCCGAGGAAAAAGTTGCAAAAGCTGTAGGACAATATTTTGTAGATCGTTATGGTAGTTTAGAAGCTGTTAAAGAGTCTTTTGCAAAAGATCCAGTTGGTGTACTTGGAGATGCCTCTTTGGTTCTAACAGGTGGAACTGCTTTGGCAGCAAAAACAGCAGGAAAAACGAGTAAGTTAACCAAAGCTCTAGAAATAGCAGCTGATTATACTGATCCTATTGTGGGTGGTGTCAAAACCACTAGTAAAGTAGGAAGTGCTGTTGCTAGTGCAGTATCTCCTAAATTAAGTAAAATACCTTCTCAAGTTGCAAGTATGACTACAGGTGTAAGTCCTTTGGCTTACGAAACCGCTTATCAAGCTGGTAAAGCTGGTGGAGAACAACAAAAGGCATTTGTTGACGCGTTAAAAGGAATGACTGAACCAGATAAAGTAGTCACAGATACTATTAATGCCTTAAAAGAAGTTTCTAAAACAACAAAACAAACATACAAAATAGGAAAACAAGAATTAAAATTAGAAACAAAACCTATTGATTTTAAACCCATATCTGAGAGTGTTGTTGATTTTGAATTGGGTAGAACTTTTGAAGGTCAATTAGATTTATCTGATATTGGACAATCGAAATTAAAAAGAGTCAAAGAAATAATTGGAGAATGGGAAAAAAATCCAAAATTACATAACGCTAAAGGATTAGACCAACTAAAAAGAAGAATTGATAACGAATATCCTCCCGGAATTAAACCAGGGGATGATGCGGTTGTTGTTACTGAAATTAGAAACAAAATTAAAGATGCTATTATTAAACAAGTTCCTGAATATGCAGATGTAATGAAAATATATGAAGAAGCGATTAATCTTGAAAGACAAATGATGAAAGAATTAAGTGTTAATAATAAAAGCAACGCTGGAACAATATTAAGAAAATTAAAATCACTAATGAAACAAAATGGTGATGTTAATTTTGGTAATCGTTTAAACATTATTAAGAACTTGGAAGAAGTTGAAGGGGTAACTATTTTACCTCAACTATCTGGTTTTGCTCTACAACAATATCTTCCTAGTGGTTTACAAAAAGGTTTAAGTGGAACTGTTGCTTTAGGAGCTGGTATAACTGGTAATTTACCCACTTACGCAATGACACTACCTTTTCAATCACCAAGAATAATGGGTAGTGGTTTTAATATAGCTGGTCAAATGGCAAAAAAAATGGGAGATATTGGAGAATCTAGTGTGTTGCAAAAATATGGGCCTATGATTTTAAGAACACCTACTAGAGTTTCTAGACCAATGGGTTTACTACAAACCCAAGTTCAAGAAGAACAAAATAGACAAGGATTATTAGGAGGACAATAAAAAAAAATGGCTGGAATTAATGATTATTCAAATACAGCAGAAAGTAATACCACTATTAATGGTATTGACATTGCAGAAGGATGTAGCCCTGCGGGTATAAACAATGCTATCCGTCAGTTGATGGCAGACATTGCTGATAT